CGCTCCAGAGGAAACCACCGAAGAAACCACCGAAGTAACCGAATAATCCATGTACATAGCACGCGAAATCATATCAAGAACCCACGCCGATACGGCCTACATAACGTTGGCGGAGGCGAAACAGCACCTGCGAGTTACATCGTCCGCGGACGATTCGTATATTACGGGGTTAATTGGTATGGCATTGGATGCGTGTGAACAGTACGTCGGATATTCGATTCGTAAAGCATCGGTTAAATACGCGTTTGACGGGTTCACCGGGCCTATGGTTTCGGTGGACACGTTGAACCCGTTCGGAATGCTCGAGGGCAATATGCTGCGTTTATTTACGCGCGTTTTATCGGTTGATGCGATTAAGTACGTCGACCAAAATAATGCGGTTCAGACCGCAACGGATTGGATAGACGCGCCCGTTAAATTCGGGCAGTTTGGGCGGACGATTGTGTTCGAATCAACCCCGGGTAATTTGACGGACGACACGGTCCGAATGATTGTCGAATTGACGGAAGGTTTCGAGCTCACAAGTGCGACCGGTGTAAACGAATCGTCGAAGTTCCCCGTGTCGATTAAACACGCTGCGTTGCTATTGATTGGGCAGTATTACGATAACCGTCAAGCCATCGTAGTGGGTGCGACACAGAATAAAATGGACTATAACCACGAGTATTTGTTGGACAAATATCGTATCGTAAAATTTGACTAAGATGAACGCGGGATTGATGGACGAACTTGTAACCGTGCAGCAGTTTAGCACGACGACCGATTCGAACACGGGCGCGAAATTACAATCATGGTCGACATACACGACGGCATGGGCTCGAGTGGTTGAAGCCGAAGCGGGTTCAGAAACAATTGACAGCGACCGCCGCGAACACAAACAGACCGTCACGTTCACAATGCGGTACGATGCAGGGATAAACACCAAAATGCGCATCGTGTGGGAGGGCAAAAATTACAACATTGAGAATATCGCGGATTTAGCCCGCAGAATGTATTTGAAAATTCAAACCGAATTGGTACAGTAATGGCAAACAAAAACGCATATATTCAAAAAAATAAGCTCGTTTTGGACGGGCTAAAGTCGTTGAAGGTTGAAGATGCGATCATGGGCCAATTTATTGAGCAAGCGGGTAAGGTTTTTATTGCGTTGGCGAAATCAAAAATCCGTACGAAAACGGGGAATTTGCGAAATTCAATCGGATTTATTCAGCGCGATAAAAGCGGATATGGCAAGCCGATACGATTAATTGGTGCGAGGGTTTACGGGCCTTACAAGGGATACCACGCGCACCTGATTGAAGAAGGGACCGCGGACCGTTCCAAAGAGCGTAAAAAGAACGTCACCGCATCGGGCCAAAAATACGCGCCAAACGTCGGACCAGCGCGTCCGTTTATGCGACCCGCGTTTGAGCAAGGACAGACAATTTACACACAGATCATCACAAAATTAACGACGGACTACATAGCCGACAAGGCAAAAAGGGCCGGCATGACAACGAAATAAATAATATAAATATACCATGGCAAGCACAGGAATTACCAACGGCACGCTGATTGCAATCTACAAAGACGTTGCAGGCACCTTGACGAAAATCGCTAACGCGACTTCAAACGATTTCTCCATCACAAAGGACATGATCGAAACAACCAACAAAGACAGCGCAGGCGCGAAGGAATACATCGCGGGCGAGTATGGTTACACCATGTCGGTTGAGGGTATGTTCGAAGAGGATGCGAGTGTTGGCGCTCAAATCAGCTGGAAAGAGATTTTAACTGATTTGATTGCGGGCACATCCGTAACCATCGTTATGACCTCGAATGTATCTGGCGACATCAAGTTGAGCGGTTCAGCGTTTTTCAGCGATTTGAATTTAACCGCACCGAAAAACGACGTGACTACGTTCACTGCATCGATTCAGGGAACTGGTGCGTTGACGGTTGGAACAATCTAATTGATTGTTGCGTATATTCGCAACATGAACCACATTGAAATCGGGGGTGTTCAGCACCCCCTTTTGTTTAACATGATTGCCATCGAGTCAGTCATGGACGATTTGAACGCGACTGATTTCAGCCAATTGAGCGAACACGTAAACAGCGCGATGATTTCCAAATCGTTGAAATTTACACGAATTTGCGCTCATCGAGGAATTGAGGCAGGTTATCGAAAATTGAAACAAACCAACCCGTTTGAGGATATTGACGATTTGGCGGACGCTATCGTGTCGTTTTACGAGGTTGAACCCGCAATGGTTGAATTTACGAAAGCGGTAGAAGAATTTTTTAAACCACGCAACACAGAAGGATTTATCACTCCATCGGGGGAGCCCAAGCGGAAAAAGAAAACCCCCTAACCTTTGACCGCTTAAAAGAAATCGCATTCGGCGAAATGGGGATGGATGAGGCGACGTTTTACGACGCAACGCCCAAATATTACCGTTTGCGATTGTTTGGAATGAGGACGGCCCAGGAGCAGCAATACCGTAACCAATGGACGGTTGCGCGTTGGCAGGTTGCCACCATTATTTCGCCTCATTTGAAAAAACCGATTGAACCGATTAAATTAATGAGATTCCCGTGGGAGCGTCCGCCTATTGATATTGTTGCAACTGTTGCCAAGTATAAGGATATTTTTGCCAAGTTGACACCGCCCGCCGAAGCATGAAAGCCATAAACGCAGTATATAACGTCCTATCAAATAACGCTGCATTGGTGGCCGTTGTCGGTTCCAATATCAACCCGCTACGAATTACGCAGGGTGTGGCTTATCCTGGTATCACGATTCGCGTTTCGACCGTCACGCCTCACCCGTCAAAAACGAGCCATTCCAAAACGGATTGGGCGACAATTGAAGTAGCTGTATTTGGCACGACGTATCCGCAGGCCGTCGACATCGCCGATCTAGTTCGCACAGCCATGGAGGTTCCGACCCCCGCGACGTTTAACAATGTTTATACGTGGGAAATCGAGTACAACGGTGAGTCGCATTTGAGCGACGATAACACGGAGGAATACGGTGTTTACCAAATTTTACAGAATTACACAATTTCATATAACCGTTAAAAATGTCGTTAAGTTCGATAAATATTGTATTAGGCGCGATTACGGAGGCATATAATGCCAGTGTAAAAAAAGCAGCCGAAACGATGGATCGCGTGTCGAAGAGCATGCAGAAATCAGCCGACGACGCAGCCAAAGGAATATCGGACACGCTCGGCTCTGGTCAATTAAGGCAGAAAATTGAAAGCGTTTCGGAGGTAATCAGCGAACAAAAGCAGATTTACCGAGACATGGCCAAGGAGCTCGAGGACCTACGGCAGAAACGCGACACCATGTCCAAGGCTGACGTGCAAGGTCAAAAGGCCGTACGTGCTGAAATCGAGCGAACCAAAAACGGATTAAAGGAAATATCACGCGACACAGCCGAACTCACAGCGCAAAAACAAGCGTTGACCCAGCAATTAAGCGCAACCAATCAATCGCTTGGCGGTACTCGTGCGGCTTTGAATGGATTGGCAACATCGTTCAGTGCGGTTTCATCTGTTGTCGGTATTATGGCCGACGATAACAAAGCGTTGCGAAACACATTGATGGGGTTAAATGCCGCGTTAAATTTCTCGGCCGCCGTCATGCAGGTCAAGGATTTGCAGGAACAGTTTGGGGGATTGACGAAATTTTTAACGAATCCGTGGGTTTTGGCAGCCGTAGCCGTAGCAGGTGCAACCGCGGCGATTTATGCGTATTCAACCGCTGTAAGTGATTCGGAGCGAATACAACGGGAGGTTAACGACGAGCTTGATAAGGCTACGCGATCAGCGCGCAGCAATGCCGTTACGCTTAACGGGTATTTGGCCATTGTGAACGACGTTACCCAGAGCGAAGAGAACCGCAAAGGGGCGTTATTGGCGTTGAAGGACGCGGGGATTGCTGTTGACGATATAAATATTAAAACGGCGGCAGGTTTGAAAACGTTGAACGAACGGACCAAAACCGCCATCGAGCTGACAACACAGAAAGCCATCGCAGATTTGGCAGCGGGTAAAATTGCCGAAATCGAACTGCGAAGGCTCGAAAAAGTGAATAATATTCGACGCAACGGTGCGTCGATTATGGGTCGATTCATGGGAATGACGACGGCAACGAATGCCGCGCAAAACGAATTGAACGACGCAAATAAAGAGGCAAAGGAGGCAACGAAATTATACCAAGAGGCGTTAGATAATGCGCAGGCCTCCATCGCGAATTTGACGTTGAAAACTGATGCAGCCAACACGGCTCAAAAGAATTTTAACCAAAACGTCAAGGACGGCAAGAAAGATGCTGAAAAACTTGAAAAAGAAATCGCAAAAATGGCGGCGGGCTTGGAGCGAATTGGTAAAACCAAGCCAACCGGGGACAACCAATTTATTCCGCTTGATCCATTGGAGGAGGCCAAAACCGAATCGCAGCGTATTTTGGATGACATAGCAGCGTCGCAGGATAAATTTAAGAAAAAAGGACCGCTCACATCGGCCGATATTTTTGGAGCCGATGAAGTTGCACAAGACGCGCAAATAATTGCCACGACGGTTGACGCATTGCCTCCGCATTTTGAGGACATGGCGAACCGAAACAGTGCAGCGTTTCAAAGACATCGCGCCGAATTGAAAAAAGCCGAATTGGCGACGCAAGAATGGGCCGACAAGAGCAAGGTGGCATTGGACCAAGCCAACGCGGCGTTCGCTACGTTGCAGGCCCAAGCGGCTGCGTCGTTCGGTCAGTTTATCGGCGACATGATTTCGGGCGACAAAGAAGCGGGCCGAAATTTTGGTAAAAATATGTTGGGTGCGATTGCGTCGTTCATGGACACGCTTGGTAAGGCGATTATTGCCACAGCCATCGCCACGGATGCGTTTGAAAAATTAATTGTTTCAAACCCTGCAGCTGCAGTTGCTGCCGGTATTGCATTGATTGCGGGCGCAACGGTAGTTCGTAATTCGTTGAAGGAAGGCCCACAATACACCGCCTTCGCCGACGGTGGTATCGTTTCAGGTCCAACGCTCGGTTTGATGGGTGAATATCCAGGAGCGAGCACAAACCCCGAAGTTATTGCCCCGCTCGATAAGCTGCAGAAATTAATTAAACCAAACGATTCGGGCGCAGGTTTCGTCGCATCGACCCACATCAGCGGTCGAGATTTAGCGATTGTTTTGGAACGATATAACAAAGATTCACGACGTGGCTAGGAAATACTACGGTTCATTTTATTCAGTGACGGGTAAACTACACCGCGTCGAAATTTGGGACGGCCCGAGCGGTTCAAGCACGGGCGGGACCGAACTAACACTGTCGGGCAACGGATATGAAATAGAACGCGACGGAGAGGGTGATACGTTTTACGATTCACCAATTCGCGCATCCCGTTCGACATCGTTTTGGGTTATGCCGTCCGATACGGTTTGGGGCGAGTTTAAAGCCATCGCAACCAACACAGAGCAGTATTGGGCCGTTTTGATTTATCAGGATGGTTCGTTGGTACACGTCGGGCGCGTTGTGGCCGATCAGATGCAGTTTAAACGCGAGGCCATCGAGGCGAAACCAACCGTCCAACTCGCAGCGGTTGACGGGCTCGAATTGCTCGACGGGTTCAAGGTTGACGCGACGTGGTTCACCGATGGTAAAATAACCGTGGCGCAGTTATTCCGTAGGTGCTTGGACACACTAAACCTAAAAGATTACTGGGTAATAAACGGAACATCCACGGATTACCTACGCGACGCGGTTTCACCGTATTCGACCGACGCAAGCCGTAAAGGTATTGATTTATTGCAGGTCGATTTGAACACGTTTGTCGATGATTTCGACGCGTTCAAGGATATTAAAGCTACCGACCTGTCGGCGTTTCAGTACGCGTCGAATAACATGGTGTCGTGCAAACAAGCGATCGAACAGATTTGTGAGATTTTGCAGGCCAGATTCGTTCACGAAATTGGCCGATATTGGTTAGTTAGCGCAGCCGAATACCTCGATACGACGGTGGCCTACCGTCAGTATAGTTACACGCTGCAATACATCGGGTCGGGTACGTACACCCATACCGTGCAGCTCGGCAACGACGTACGACCACAGTGGTCCGCCAAACCCATATTGACGTACCAACCCGCAGCGAAATACGTGCAGGTCGACACGGAGCGGTCGTTGAATGCTGGGGTGTATCGGACGTTCCCAAACGCATCGGACGCAGCGTTCACGAACGTATTTGCAGGCATACCGACGGGAACCACGCCAGACGAGGCACCGATGCGAATTCGGTTTGCGTTGAAGTTTAATCGCTACACGTTTGCAGCAGCCCCACCAAACCCCGCAGGCCCAGAAGATGAAACCAAGGTTGAAATAAAAATTTGGTTAACTGATGCAGGCGGGAATATTAAAATTTTGGACACGACCAATTTTTATTGGGTGTCGGGGTCGGCTCCCGTTCCAAGTTATTTGGAAACGATAAAAACCGATTTGCAGTCCACCAATTGGACCTCGTTTGTTTTTGATAAAAATGTTTCAACCGCGCCCGCAGGATTTGACACGCTACACGTTGAAGTTACCAAGGTGCAAGCGCATAAATATACGTTCAACATCCTTGGAATTAAAGCAGGGTCGCGAACGCCAGCCGACAAATCGTTCTGGGGCTCCGTTCAAATCGCATTCGCTGACGCGTCGCCGTACAATAACCCCGATTTCACGTTCAATGTGACGGAAACGTACACACCCGACACGAACAGCGGGTTAAATTCAACCCCGATAATTTTAACCCCGAAATATTACTACAGCTCGAATAAATACGCGACTGGTAATATTATGGCATACGACGGGTCCGCTTGGGTTATTGCGGACGATTGGTACGGAGGTTGGGATTCGACCACGCATGGCTCACCGACCGAAATAATGGGTAAAGGGTTTGCGGGGCTGTATAAAGATTTCGTGCCAGTAATTCAAGGCACTTGGATTGACGCGGGAACGTTGACGGCCATCAAATCGCTGTATTTCGATGACCGAAAATGGCTCCTAAATGGTGTCGTTTATACTGCGCGTTCCGAACAGTGGGACGGCGAGTGGCTCGGGTTAATTCCTGTTTACACGGGGCTGACCTCATCGGGCGAAGGATTAAAGGTTGGAACGGGGTTGAAGGACCGCGTGAACTACATGGACGAGCAAATCGCCCGTTTAAACGATTCGGTTCAGCGGACTGGGGCGTTGGTATTGGACGAGCTGATCAACACGGCTGACGGAGCACCGACGACCGCACCGACCGAAAACACGCAGTGGGAAGTGATGTTGAATTACGACCAAGCGTCCGAAATGGTTGCATGGCACTTGCAGGAGCACGGCACGTTCACGTCATACACCGCAGGTTTGCATTCATTGGATGCAAGTTTTGAAGGGCATACAATGGACGCGACCGCAGGAACCGTCACGATTGATTTACCTAGCGCGACAACGAATAAAGGCAAGCGGTTTTATTTTGTGAAAATCGGATCCGCACACACTGGAACGGTTAACGCCGCAGCGGGTGAATTTATCAGCGGCGCAGATCATGTCGATTTGACGGGTAATTATTATAGCAAAACGATTATATCTGACGGAACACAATGGTTTCTCATTGCGCAGGTTCCGTAATTTGTTGCATACGTTTCGAGGATGGCGGATAATTTCGCCTACATGAATTTTAACGCATTGGATAACGTCGCAGGCTCGGAAGGCCTGAAATCATACCACGGAACTGGTTCCGTAACCGGCAAGGAGTATAACTCATTGGTGGTTCGTGAAGATACGGTGTTCACCGTTTTGACCGTCGTGGATAAAAATGGGGCAACCGTGAACCTTTTGAGCGTGGCTGGTTTGTCTGGCATCACCTTGAAACAGGGCGAATATATCCCCGCAGGTTTGGGCGCGAAAATTACGGCGTTCACGATTTCATCAGGTTCGGTTTTAGCGTATTAATCCGATGCGGTTAGGGTTAGGGCTTGGCTTGTTTAAGGCGGGCGCAATTAGCGCGGGCGTTCGGATTTTTTCAGCGTTTCAAGCCCGTGTAATCGGTGACGGCGGAACGGTTGAGGCGGGCACGTGCGTTGTAAACGGTGTAAATAATTCGTCCATTTTACAGCGTGCCAGTTTGCTATTAATCCCATCGGGTTACAAAGGCGGT